CTCAGATCACAAGCTAGAGCTATTAGGCCAAGGTGCTATCGACATACTCAGAGAAAAATCAAATGACACCTCATTAGGTCGATTGGCTAAACGCGAAGTGAAGTTTATCGCCAAGCACTACCGAGAAGAATTTAAACGCATTCATCAGTTACGGCTTGATGGTGTAACAGGAAAGATTGAAATTAATAGTTGGAGTTAAAAATTGAGTGATAAACAGCATGACATAATTATGGAGGGGGCGAACATCATTTCTTTACTGATTAACACAGTGATTGATGTGGAGTCCAGGCCGCGCAATGAGGAGGATGATTTACTAATGGAGAAAGCAGAAGAATGGGTTGATGAAAATGGCCCGATTTCATTAGATTTAACGGAGCATTGAGATGGCACGACCAACAAAATACTCGCCAGAACTATTGGCTCAAGCGCAGGACTATTTAGAAAATTATACAACAGTTATACCTTCTCACATAGGGCTTGCATATCACCTAAACATTGCTAACTCAACGATGTATGCGTGGGCAAAAGAGAAGGGCAAGGAAGAGTTTTCGGAGATGTTAGACAAAATTATGCAGCTTCAATTCATAGAGCTGAGTGATAAAGGGCTTACAGGCGACTTTAATGCCGCTATAACCAAGCTAGTTTTGACGAAGCATAATTACACTGACAAGGTTGACCAAACCTCTAGCGATGGTTCTATGACCCCTCCAACAACGATTAACCTCGTTGCTAAAGAGTTTGAGAATCTTTAATGTCAGAAATTGATATTGAGTTGCCGCCTAAGCTCGTGCCGATCTTTGAAGGTGAGGCAAGATACCGAGCAGCCTATGGCGGTAGAGGCGGGGCCAAATCAAGAGCCTTTGCCATGATGACTTCTGTATGGGGTTATAAGTTCGGCATGAGTGGAAGATCAGGCCAGATCCTATGCCTACGTCAGTACATGAACAGTCTTAGTGAATCATCATTCGCAGAGATCAAGAGTGCTATCCAAGCCGTACCATTCCTTAATGACTACTACGATTGTGGCGACCATTACATCCGCAGCAAGGACGGTCGAATCAACTACAGCTTTGCAGGATTAACACGCAATATCGACAGCATTAAATCTAAGGCCCGTATCATATTGGCATTCATCGATGAGGCTGAGACTGTGAGTGAAGAGGCTTACATGAAGCTGCTACCTTCGATACGTGAAGAGAACAGTGAGTGTTGGGTGATCTGGAACCCTCAAGCCAAAACCTCTGCGACTAACATACGATTCCGTGAGAACACCCCTGCTGATTGCAAGATAACTGCGATTGGGTGGCAAAATAACCCCTGGATGCCAGAAGTTTTAACCAAGCAGCGCCTAGAAGACCTAGAGCAGCGTCCAGATACATATGGTCATGTATGGGAGGGAGACTTTTTAGAGTTCCCAGAGGGAGCATTCTGGTTACGTGAAATCAACAAAGCTAAGGTCGATGGAAGGATAGGTAAGCTACCTGTAGTTGAAGCTCATCCTTGTATGACTTTTTGGGATATCGGGGCATCAGACGGCTGCGCAGTTTGGGTAGTACAGCAAGTGGGCCTGGAGCTAAGGTGTATTGATTTCTACGAGGCTTGGGGCGAGTCATATAGCCATGCCGTTAAGTGGATTAAATCACTTGATCTAGTATTTGAAGATATGTACTTGCCGCACGATGCTGACCATAAGAGACAAGGACAGATCTCCAACAAATCACCCAAGCAAATGCTTAAAGAATTAATGCCTAGCTCTAACTGGCGAATTGTTCCACGGATACAAGACATTCTCTGGGGCATTCAGCAAACAAGCGATATGTTCCCGTACTTATGGATTGATGATGTTAAGTGTGCAGCAGGACTAGATCACCTAAAAGCGTACAGACGTAAATGGTCTAACAGTGAACAACGGTGGTCCCACATTCCAGATAAGTCTGAGGGCCACTCAGAGGCCGCTGACGCACTTCGACAGATGGCCCAAGCATTCGCTGCTGGTGATCTTGGACGTACCAAGAAGAAGCACCGAGGGGCGTTAAAACGCAATGTTAAAGGACTAGCATAGTATGGTATAATGCGCTAACAATTTTGGAGGTGCATTATGATGACCAGTAAGCCTAAGAAAAAGCCAGCAAAGAAGCCTAAAAAAAAGCCTGTTAGATCGGGTTATTAAAATGGCTAAAGGCGTTAAGCATTATCTAAAGAATGGCACTGAACACAAAGGTGCTACTCATAAGACCAATGGCGTGGCAATGACAGGGGCTAGGCACACTAGCACTAGTAAAGACCTGTTTCACAAGAAAGACCTGTCAGCAGCCGTTAAGAAGCGAATGACTAAGTAATGGGTTTATTAAATGACTACATGGCCCAAGTTCAAGACTACAAAAAAGCTGGGTCTATTGGTACTGGGTTGCTTGCAGATAGGCCAGACTTGTCTTTAGGAAAAAGCGGTTTGCTTAGTCAAATGCAATCAGCAGAAGCTAAGTATATGGAGCGTGTAAACGACCCACTACCGTATTACCGACAGAATCCAGCAGCACAAGGGCTACTAAGCGTATCCCCTGAGTTAGATCTGTTAGACATAGCTACTGGTGGCGGCAAGGCAACATTCATAGGCCAGATGGCTAAGACGTTTAATAAGAAAGCGTTAGAGATGGCTAAAACTATGTCTAGCAAAGGCGCTACCCGTGACGAGATATGGAAAGCCACAGGTAAGTTGAATGCCCCAACCTATAAAGACGTTGATGGGCATTGGAAGCAAGAGATAAGCGATGAGGGGTATCAGTACATTGAGCCAGAATCACTAAACAATTCACTTAGTGGAATTGACGCAAGCACAACGGCTGAACTCAATATGATTCGTGAAGCGTCAGATGATGATTTGGCGCAGCTTGCAGAGCTTGTTGGGTTTGATGGTAGTCCAAGCGAGTACCAAACAGAAGCGATTAGAAACATCTACGAGAGTATGAATGACATAACCAGAGGTAAGTTTATGTCTTACGATGTAAATAAGCACCCAGAGTTTAGTGCGGCATACCCAAAAGGTGATCTAGCTACAATCCAATATAAAAACAGTATTGGCTTTGATGATAGCGTGAAAGGGGCTTTTAACCCAGTAACGGGAAACACTATATTAAAAACTGGTGAGCCTACCACGCGCAGCACAATGGCCCACGAGAGACAGCATTACATACAAGAGCAAGAGGGATTTGCTAAAGGGGGCAGCCCTTCTAGCCCTTTTGAGCATGGAGAAAGGGATAAATTACTAAGATCAATGATAGAAAAACTTAAAAGAAACCCATCAAATAAAGATGTAAATATAGACGATATAGTAAACCACGCCAAAAGGTTAGTTGATGGGCCTGATGGTAGAGCTTCCGCATACAGAAATTTAGCAGGCGAAGCGGAAGCTAGGAACGTACAAGCTAGGCTGCCAATGTCTATGAATGAAAGGGTAGCTAAAGCTCCTTGGGAAACACTAGACGTTCCTGAGAGAGGATTGCTAGTTAGAGGTTCAACTAAACCAGCAAAAGGTTTACTAGGTATATAAATGTCAATCACAACATACGCAGAACTTAAAACCTCAATCGCAGACTTTTTAAATCGTGATGATTTGACTAGTTCTATCGCTACGTTTATATCTCTAGCTGAGTCTAATATTAATCGTGATGTACGCCATTGGCGTATGCAGACAAGAAGCACTCTGTCTATCTCATCGCAGTACACAGCATTGCCCACAGATTGGCTAGAGGCTGGACGCATTACACTCCAGGCTAACGGGACTAGTGAGCTTAGTTTAGCGTCATCTGCTGCTTTAGGTATCCAGCGCGCAGTTAACAACAACTCATCAGGCATTCCCACTAGCTACGCTATTAACGGTAGTGACTTGGAAGTGCAGCCATCACCAGACGGAACATATACAGCAGACGTTTTATACACTGCTCGTACCCCTGCATTAAGTGATTCAAACACTACAAACTGGTTGTTAACCTATGCGCCCGATGTTTATCTTTACGGCACATTGATTCACACAGCACCTTATCTAAAAGACGATGCCCGAACTACTGTGTGGGCTGCTTTGTACAACGCGGCTGTAACAAATCTTAATAAAGACAGCGAAAAGGCAGTATCAGGCGGTTCTGGTATGTCAATTAAAATTAACTCATATTAGGATTTTACAATGGCAGATTCAACTACACCCGTATATGGCTATGTAAGCCCCGAAGTGGGAGCAAGTGACGATACGTGGGGCGCGAAACTCAATGCAAACTGGTTAAAAACGGATAACCTACTAGGCGGCAGCACTCCCGTTACGGGCATTGATATTAACTCAGGCACTATTGATAACGCGCCCATTGGTGCTGCTACTCCTGCTGGCGGTACGTTTACTGGCCTGGTGGCTGCTACTGTTGATATTAATGGCGGTACAGTAGATGGGGCGCAAATTGGTGCTTCTGCTGCTTCCACAGTGGTCGGCACTACAGTCACCGCTACAAACTTTGTCGGCCCGATAGCTGGCGCAGTAACGGGCAATGTGACAGGCAATACGGCAGGCGTTCACACAGGTAACGTGACAGGAAATGTCACAGGAAATGTCACAGCCCAAACAGGCACAAGTGCGTTTAACCATGTGAACATTAGCGGTTCGCTTGATATGGACGCTGGCACATCAGCCACAATTACTGGCTTATCTAACCCCGTACAAAACTCAGATGCAGCAACAAAGGCTTACGTTGACACATCAATCGCCAATGTCATTGATAATGCTCCAGCAGCCTTAGACACGCTTAACGAGCTTGCAGCAGCAATGGGTGATGATGCGTCATTCTCAACAACTGTAACCAATAACCTAGCAACAAAATTAGCCAAGGCAGGCGGCACAATGACGGGTGCTCTTGCAATGGGTACAAACAAGATTACTGGCCTGGGTACACCATCAGCAGGCACAGATGCAGCCACTAAGTCTTACGTTGATGCAGGCGGTAGCGGTGGTAATAAATTAAATCTTAGCGGTGGCACTATGTCTGGTGCAATCGCAATGGGTTCTAACAAGATTACGGGTGTATCTAACCCCACACAAGCACAAGACGCATCAACTAAAGGCTATACAGATACCCTGTTCGGCTCTACGGCTGATGCTGCTACAAGTGCTGCTGCTGCAAATACTTCTGCTGGCAATGCTGCAACGTCTGCAACATCATCGGCTAACTCTGCAACATCTGCTGCTGCCTCTTTTGATTCATTTGACGACCGATATTTGGGAGCGAAAGCTTCTGACCCATCAACCGATAATGACGGCAATGCTTTAGTAGTCGGAGCAATGTATTTTAACGCCACAGCAAACAACATGAAAGTTTGGTCAGGTTCAGCCTGGTTAATTATGTCTCCTACTGCATCACAGCAAACAAACATTGATATTGTAGCTGGCGATCTAATTTACACAGAAGATTTAGGGTCAATCACAGC